CTCTCATTCTCTCTCCCTATTACTTTTTTTGGTTTTTCTTATAAGTACCCTATGGGGCTGAGGCTTAAAAATTAGGGTAAAAATTAGGGTGAAAATTAGGTTTGAGCTGCGTAAATGTGCTACAATAGGGGCTGTAAACATGATAAAGCCCCGCAAGTGCTGCAACACTCCGGGGATGTGACCGACTAATAAGGAGTCGATATGAATCAGCCTATCACCCATGCCCGCAAAGTGCGTAAAGCTCGTGCTCGTTTCTCGAAAGCTGCGTGCGCTGCTGACACTATTCGTGATTTTGGCCACGATATGGACATTATTGGCCTAACATATGGGCAGTTCTCGCTAATTGATCTGATTGAGGCTACCTTGGACATCACTGGCCCCGCTGATGTGACGATCTCTACGTGGTCTGCTGGTTTTTATGATGTTGAGGCCGCTAAAAACTTTAGGGATAACGGCAAACTGCGTTCTGTGCGTTTCGTTATGGACTCTGGTCGAGCAAAAAAGGGCCAGGCCGGGGTGTATGACATTGACGAGCTGTTTGGTGAGGGGCATACGGTGCAGGTTCGAACGCACGCAAAGTTCGTGTTGATCCGTAACGATGAGTGGAACGTCACTATTACATCGTCGATGAACTTGAATAAGAATATCCGGTGTGAGCAGTTCGAGATGACGGATGACGCGGGCCGCTGTGACATGTTTCAGGGGTTTGTTGATGCGGCTTTTGAGGATGCGCCGCCGTCTGGTGATCATGGTCGCACGATGCCGGGGTTGCCGTCGATGCCTGAAGAGTTTCAGGTGAGTGCGCTTGCTGGTGTGTCTCGTAATTCTAGTCCGATTAGGTTAGGGGTGTTTACGGATTGACAGATTTGGATGTTGAGCGTCTGGCCGATGGCCGGGCGCTTTCTCCTTTTGATGAGGATGTAGTGGCTACGGTGGCGGGTTTGCTGCGTAGGGTGCGTGATGCTCGTGCTCGTGTTGATAATGAGGGTTCGATTATTGATGACGGTAAGGGTTTCCCGGTTGAGCATCCGGCGTTGAAGGTTGAGCGCCAAGCGTCCGCCGAGTTGCGTGGGTGGGTTGATAAACGGCCTGATTTGTTTGGAAAGATGGCGGCCCCGTCGCAGGGTCAGAAGTCTGCACCTGTGGGGCGCGCGCCGGGGGGTTTGTCGAAGTTCCAAGTGGTTTAGGAGGTGACGGGGTTTGTCTGAACTCGATGAGTGGGACGAGTGGGACGAAGATGACGATGAGGTCGTTGACGGTGATGTTGATACCCTCATTGGTATTCAAACCCCGCGCCTTGAGAATGTTCCTAAGGGCCACCCGGGGCGCGGTGAGCTGGCTGTCCAGTTCGTCCGAGAAGTCGGCATGTCTTTGTTGCCGTGGCAAGAAGACTGTCTGCGTGATTTTTTCCGCGTTCGTCGTAACGGTAAGTGGTCTTCCCGTGAGTTTGTGGGGGTTGTTCCCCGTCAGAACGGCAAGGGGGAACTACTTGTCGCTATCGAGTTGTGCGCGATTTTCCTGTTTGGCTGTCGAACGATTTTTCACACGGCGCACTTGATGGATACGGCGATTGATGCGCAAAAGCGTCTTTGGTCTTTCATTGAGGGCAACGACGATCTGATGTATTGGCGCTACCACAATGTGAAAGACTTAGAAAAATATGAGCATGACTTTGACCCTAAGCTCATGCCCCGGTTGCAGTCATCTAACGGGAAAGAGAACATTGAGTTCCCGGCGTTGAAATGCACCGTGTATTTTCGTACCCGCACGGCTAAAACTGCGCGTGGTATGTCGGTTGATCTGTTGATTTACGATGAGTGCTACAACCTTCCTAACCAGGTGTTTTCTGCGATGGATTCAACGACACGTGCGCGTAAAAACTCGCAGAAGATTTTCATCTCCTCCCCGGTTGATCGTTTTGAGCATGTGCATGGTGCTGTGTTTTCTGCTAAACGGTGGGCTGGGATTGATCATAAGCGGGGCGTGTTGCTTAAGGAGTGGTCGGCGGCCCCGGATGATGACCCGTTGGACCCTGAGGTTTGGAAGAAGGCTAACCCGTCGCTTGGGCCTGTTGCTCAATATGATGATTTGGAGGCTGCGGCTGCGGCTGCGGCGGCTTCTGAAGAGTTGATGTTGTCGTTTAAGGTTGAGTCGCTAGCTGCGGGTAATTGGTATCCGCGTAAGGGTGAAAACCTGGATGAGTTTATTCCAATCATTGACACAACGGTGTGGGAGAGCATGGTTAGCGTATCTCCGCGTGTTGTGGGTGAGTGTTGTATGGCCGCTGATGTTGCGCCGGGTGGTTCGTCTGCGTCGCTGGTGGCGGCGTTGGAAACTGATAAGGGCTATCACCTTACCTTGCATAATACGAAAGAGTTTGAGCGTGAGGCTCTTGTTGCTGGGATTATTGATACCGTTGAGTTGAATGATCCGTTAGCGGTGGTGGTTGATCCTAAGTCCCCGGCTGCTACGTTGATCCGTATGTTGGAGGATGGGGGGGTGGAGCCTGAGACGGTGGGTGCCCGCACGGTCGGTGAAGCATGTGAGTTGTTCCTTGCACTTGTCGATGAGGGCAAGGTTACGCATGACGGTGATCCGCGTTGGTTGGAGGCGCTGTCTGCTGCTGAGTTTCGTTTGCTCAATGGTAAACGTGCGTTGACGCGCCGTAGTGAGAACGCGGATATTACGCCACTTGTTGCTGCGACGTTTGCGGTGTGGGGTTTGCAGTCATTCAGCATCCCCCGTGACGTAACGGTGAATAGGGTTGAGTCGTATGTGGCCCCGGCCCCGGTGAAGATTCCCGGCGCTAGGGGTGTCGAGTTCTAGAAGATTGAAGGAGGTGAGGGTGTGTGGATGATGCAAAAGAAATAGGCCACGCGCGGGCCGCAAATACCGGCCCCCTGTTAGATGACAATTGGGAGTTGAGGTGGCCTCGGAGTGCGTGGGCTTTTGCAAAAATGGGCCGTGAAGACGCGCAGGTAGCGTCAGTGTTGAAAGCGTTGATGTTGCCGATCCGTCGTGCAACGTGGCGCATTGATCCGAACGGCGCGGATGTGGATGTAGTGGCGCGTGTTTCTGAAGATTTGCGTTTGCCGATCCTGGGTGATGATACGGCTAGGCCGTTTGCGCGCCGGGCTGGCCGGGTGTCGTGGAACGAGCATGTGCAGAAGGCTTTGCTGGCTTTGCAATTCGGGTGCATGTTCTTTGAACAGGTTTACGCCGTGGGCGATGATGGTGAAGAGCATTTAGTTAAGTTAGCTCCGCGCCTGCCTGGTAGTATCTCGAAGATCAACGTGGCTCGTGATGGTGGTTTAGAGTCCATTGAGCAATTTGCGGATTCACAAGATCGTAAGGCTAAATCGCCGGTGATCCCGGTGTCTAGGCTGGTGGCTTATGTTCATGAGCCTGTGGATGCATCATGGACTGGTACTAGTGTTTTACGCCCCGCTTATAAGCATTGGGTGCTGCGTGACCGGCTACTCCGGTTGGAGTACAACACCCTTGACCGTAACGGCATGGGCGTTCCTGTGTACACCGGGTCAGTTGACGCGGTGAACAAAAATGAGGATTTGAAACACGGCGCGGATATTGCCATGTCTTTGCGGTCCGGTGAGTCCTCTGGGGCGGCTATCCCAGCCGGGGCGAAACTGGAGATTAAGGGCACTAGTGGTCAGCTGGTTTCTCCGCGTGCTGCGATTGAATATCACGACAGCATGATGGCTAAGGCTGTTTTGGCTCACTTTCTTAATTTGAGTGATGGTGGTGGCTCCTACGCCTTGGCGGAAACGCAAGCTGATTTGTTTATTCAGGCGTTGCAAACGATAGCTGAGTGGGTGGCTGACACGGCTACTCAACATATCGTTGAGGATTTAGTCGATGTGGCGTTTCCTGAATATAAGGGCACATGTCCCCGTGTGATGTGTGATCCGATCGCGTCGAAGAAGGAGCTGACAGCTGAGGCGCTGTCTCTGTTGATTAACGCCGGGCTAATTATTCCTGATCGTGATTTGGAGGAAGATTCACGTCGTAGGTACACGCTGCCTCCAAAGCGGCCGTACCCGGATGAGGAGCAAAAGTGAAGAAACGAATTGAGTTTAAGGCCTTAGCGGATAATACCGCTGAGGTCTTTTTTTATGGAGTCATTGGGGACTGGGATAACTCCGCTGAGCAGTTGGTTGAGGACTTGAAGTCCTTTGAGCATGGCGACATTACCGTCCGTATTCATTCATGGGGCGGTGATGCGTTCGATGGTTTAGCGATTATGAATGCTTTACGCGCCCATGATGGGCATGTGACCTGTGTTGTTGAGGGTGTTTGTGCGTCTGCCGCGTCTGTTATTGCTGTCGGTGGGGCTGACACTTTGGTGATGCGCCCGAATGCGGAGCTAATGATTCATGATGCGTGGGCGCTTGTTGATGGTAATGCCGATGAGTTGACGCGCCTTGCTGGTCAGCTGTCTAAATTATCGGATGAGTATGCGGCTGTGTATGCGCGTAAAGCCGGTGGGGACCCGGCTGTGTGGCGTGAGGCTATGCGTTTGGAGTCGTGGTTCACCGCTGAGGAGGCGGTGATGGTTGGTCTTGCTGATCGTGTTGAAGATGGTCGTGAGCTGGAGGATGTTCAGGAGCTTGTGGGGGCGATGGCTAAGGCGCGGCATTACAGGTCGCGTGCTGAGGCTGGTCGCCCCGCAATTTTAGATCAATTAAAGGAAGGAGCTCATGTGAGTTCTTTGGAGAAAATCGCCCGCATGTTGGGCGTTGATGCCGCTTCGGATGAGGCTGTGGTGTTGGAGGCTTTGGCTGAGGCGTTGGAAGAGCGCGCTGAGGCTGATAGCGATGTTGAGGTTCCGGTTGAACCGGTAGCTGAGGCCGTTGAAGCCGTTGAAGATGTTGAAGATGTTGAGGCCGTTGAGGTTGAGGACACCGAACCTGAATCTGAGAGTGATGAAGCTGCCACCGATGAGGCGCTAACCGTCACAGTTGACGCGGCCCTCTATGAAGAGCTAAAGAAGGCCGCTGCTTTTGGTCGTGAGGCACAGGCCCGCGCCGAAATCGCTGAGCGTGAAGCTCTCGTAGATGAGGCTATTAAAGATGGTCGTATCAGCGCCGCCGCCCGTGGGCGATGGTGCAAGGCACTTGAGGCTGATCCGGTGGATGCAAAACAGCGTTTGGCGGCAATGCCATCCGGGATTATTCCCCGTGCTGAAATCGGCCACGGCCTCGACACTGAAGAGTCCGAGTCTACGCCTGGCAAACCTATTGTTCGTGGTTTTGCTGCGATTAACCTCTAACCCCCCTTTTTTTTGAAGGAGATGAATTATGTCTAACCCTATTTTTCGCGATGGACCTCTCACTTTCGATGTAGCTGAGGACGTGAAGAAGCACCGCCTGGTTCAGCTAACAGCTAATGGTGTGAAGCACGCTACCGCTACGTCTGACGTGTTTGGTGCTGTTGTCAACGATGGCGCAAAGCTCGTGTCTCGCACGGTCAATGATCTACGTATGGGCACGGGCACCCCTAACGTTGTGGGTGTGCACTGTGCCCCGGCCACTGTTGAGCTGGAAGCCACCGCCAATGCGACCGCCATCACCCCCGGCACGAAGGTTTATGCCGATGCGGACGGGAAGATCAAGACCGGCACCGGCAAGCTCGTAGGCATCGCCGTTCGTAAGGGTGAGGGCAACACCGTCGCTGTCCGACTTCTAACCCCCGTCGCAGCATCCTAGCTCGGCGGCTTTTTTTGATTGGAGAAAAATATGGCTACCCGCGTAGTTAATTCCGCGTTTGATGACGCTGCCCTCACCGTCTCTGACATGGTGAAGGATCCCACGTGGATCCCACAGCAGATTGCAGAAGCCCTAGACGGGTCTTTTATTGAAGACCTGGTTTTTCGTAACGGTGGCACCAATGATGGTGTTGTGGCGTTTCGTGAAATGGCCTCCCCGTTCTTGAGCAGTGATGCGGAGAATGTGGCTGAATTTGCTGAAATCCCGGTCGCTGATCCGATGCTCGGTGACGTGAAGTCTATCGTTGGTAAGAAGGTCGCTCTTGCTATTCGTGTGTCTCGTGAGATGCAGCGATTTAACAAGATTGACCAGGTTCAGCTGCGTATGCAGGCGCTTGTTCGTACGATGGTGAAGAATAGTGTTGCCGCGTCGATTAAAGCGCTCGATTCTGCTGACATTGCTACCGCTGCTGCGAGTAAAGCATGGGGTCAGGCTGATGCTGATCCTATGAAGGATGTTTTCGACGGTATCGAAGCTATCCAGGGCGCAAAGGCTACCACCGTTGACAACGCTTACTTTGGTTATGAGCCTGATCTTATTCTTGCTCACCCCACTGTAATTACAAAGCTGATCCGCAATGAGAAGGTGCAGAAGCTTTTCATTGGTGATGTTGCGCACGATAACCCCTTGTATAAGGGGTTGAAGAATATTCAGATTGCTGGTTTGGATGTGGCTACCACCCGGTTTATGCCCGCAAACTCCCTGTACATCTTGGAGCGTGGTACCGCTGGTTTCGTTTCCGATGCTGACCCGCTGACTATTACCGACCTCTACGAAGAGGGCGGCAACAGTGGTCAGGGTGGCCCCCGTCAGACGTGGCGCGCCGATGCGTTCCAAAATCGTATTGTCGGCGTTGATAACCCTAAGGCGATTTTCAAACTGACGGGAATTAACGGCTAATGGTTTACCGTCTGAATGTTGATTTTTGGAAGCCAGACAACACCCACGGATATGTGAAGGGTGATGTGCTCGACGGGATCAACGAGGTTGACCTTGAGCGGTTAATCCGCTGCGGGGCTGCCGTTGACGTTGAAACAACTGCCGTGGTTGAACCGGTCGCTGATGTTGGTGGGGCGGCTTTAGAAAGTGAAGCCGCTGAACCTGTGGATGCGCCGGTGTCTGAGTCGGAGGGGTTGAAGCCTCCGAAAAAGTCCCAAGGTGAGCAAGCATGGCGCGACTACGCCGACAAGCTCGGCATTGAGACTAAGGGCATGACCAAGCAAGAAATTATTGCCGCTACCACCCGCTAGGAGGTGAGCCGTCTTGTCTGAGTTCGTTTCAGTCGACGATATTAACGCCCGTCTAGCGGTGCCGGTCGGACCTGAACAACACGATAGGGTCCGTGTTCTCATTGGTGATGCGGTTGAGCTGTTGAGGCTTGAGTTCAGTCGAGTGGGCCGCGACTTTGACAATGAGGTTGAGTTCACCGATTGGGTGGGTCCAACAGCTCGCCGCGTGGTGCGTGACATGGTGTCAGCCGCCGTCATCATTGGTGGCAATGTTGGTGCCCGGCAAGTTTCGTCCACGACGGGGCCGATGGCTGACTCCATCACATACGCCGATGTGTCCTCTGTGTCATTTGCGGGTATTAAGCTGCTCGACTCGCACCGTGAGGCGCTTGGTTTGCCAATTGATGCTACGCCGCGTGGCTGGTTTCCCCGCCCCGCTTGTTGGCCTGAGTGGAGGTGGTGAGCCGTGGAGTCAATCACTATTGTTAAACAGCAAGATGTGGATGATGACGGCAATGTTCTTGGAGCTGAGGACGCTTTTAACATTGCCGGGGTTGTGTACCCGTCTGGCGAGTCGAAAGCTCTGGATGTTGATACCGATGGGGATACGTCCTCTTTAGATGTGTTGATCCCCTCCTGGTTTGATGTTGCTGTGGATGACCTTCTTGTTATTCGTGGTGTTTATTACCGTGTGGTGTTTGCCCCGTTTGATTGGTCTGTGGGGCGGCGTGCGTGGAATGCCCGGCACCGTCCGGGTGTGAAGATACGTGTGGAACGGGGTGAGGGCTAGTGGCTGCTCCGAAGGTTATGTTTAATGAGGCTGCGGTGGCGGCGTGGATGGTTGAGAATCTGTCCGGGCCGCTGTTGGAGGCTGCAAACCAGGTAGCTGCCAGTGTCCCCGCTGACCATAATGTGAAGGTTTCGTCCGGGGTGGGCCGTAACGGTAGGCCGTTTGCGATGGTAACCCTTGCTGAGGCTAAGGGTTTAGCGTCGCAGGCTAAGCACGGTACCTTGACCCGTGCCGCCGCATTGAGTGGCCTGGACGTGAGGCGGTACACGAAATGAAGTGGGTTCAGCCGGATAACGCGCAGCGCGTCCGAGACTGGCTACGTAAACGTGTAGACGGTGACGGGCGTATCCGGTCGCAGGTTCCTGAAAAGTGGACACCCCGGGATGGTCCCGTGGTGACGGTCGTGTCCGATGGAACGCCGGTATCCGAGCGTGGCTATGTCACCGAGCTTGTGCGCATAACGGTTCATGGTGTGGACGCGCCGTCAACACGGCGGCTTATTGCCGATATTGATTCTGTTCTTTTAACCCCGCTGTCCCGATTGGGCGCGGGGTTTTCCATTACCCCGGCTACCGGCTTGATTGTCATAAAAGACAGCAAGCTCGGAGGCTGGGTGTCATCTGTCACCTACCGGGTGACAACAAACCGAGTTTTAGGAGGTTCGCGCAATGCCACGTAATTTGCGTAATCCGGAAAATATTTACGCCCTGTCCGATATGCAGGTGTATGTCACCGACTTCGATGATCCGAAGATCGGCAAGAATGGCTTTTTCCCCCACTACTGGGAGAACGTCGGCATTATGGGTGAGGATGCGTCTGTTGCCCTGAAGAAGACTATCGACAAGGACAAGGTTAAGGGCATGTCCTATGGCGTGGTCGGATTGATCACTAAGCCGGGTGAAATGACTGCTGATTTTGAGTCCCTTGAGGACAACATGACCGTCCGGGATTTGCAGTGGCCTGAGGCGCAGGAGGATGGCGGCGTTCGTCTGCTCCGTTCCACTGGTAAGCCCGCTAAGCGGCACTGGGCGTGGGTACAGGAGCGTGAGGACGGCACGTTCAAGATCACCGTTACCCGCCGTAAGGCGATTGTTACGGCTGAGGATTTGGGCCGTGGTGCAAAGCCTGAGGGTGTGAAGTTCAGTGCTGAGTTTTTCCCCGATGGCGACCAGGTGTACTTCGAGGAGTACATTGTGGCCCCGGATGGTAAGGAGATGGCTGTGGATTTGAAGCAGATTCGTTTCGTTGATGATGCATCCGCTAGTGAGAACGATCCGCTGGTGTACAAGTTCACCCTTGGTGCTCCGACGGGTGGCACCTGGGATATCACCTCTGGCGGGTACACCGCTAAGGGTTTGGCACACAACGCTGATGGCGCTGCGGTGCAGAAGGCGCTTCGCGAAGCTGGAGATAAGGACGTTGAGGTCACTGGTACCGCTGCCGCTGGCTTTGTCGTGAAGAAGTCTAACGGCGCTGTGAGCGTGAACGTTCTCAAACTGACGGGTGATAAGTACCCGAACGGTAAGCGGGTTGAAGTGACTACCGCTGCGGCTTAACGCCGCGTGATCGGTGTGGGCTGGGACTTTTTTTTGGTGGTTTCCTCCTAGCCCTCACCAACCCCTTTTAGACATTTGGGGGAAGTGAAACCGCCTTGTTTTTGTAAACCACCCCCTTTTTTGGAAGGAAATCACCATGACCGCTAAGAAGACTGAAACTCCTAAAATCGAAGATCAGGACTACACACCTGAGTACGTTGACCTAAAGGTCCGTTTGCGTGGGCAAGATCTGACTCTCAAAATCATCTCTGATTTTGATGACGCTCCGATTGAGGCAATTGAGCATTTTCAGAATGACCGGGAGCTATCCGGGTTTAAGCTGTTGCTTGATGATCAGTCGCAGAAGGTTTTGAGCCGTATGCGCACGAGTCTTCGAGAGTTTCGTGAAGTACTTTTGCCCGCATGGAGTGAATTGCAGGGGTCTGAGGGGGAATAGAACTGGGGCTACCCTCCGGGGTGGCCCCCTATGGGCGCTGGTCGATGCTGCGATGGTTGCATAAGTTTTCTGAGCAGTTAGAAGTTGATTTTCGTCGCTTTTACCACCTTGACTACCAATATCGCGATGGCAGTATTCCTTTGCGGCGTGTACTGGTTTTAACTCTTGGTCTTGACCGCGATGAGTCCCTGTTCTGGTCCGCCTTGTTTGACCGTGACCCATTTTCCGTCACCGATCACCTGTTAATGGACATTTGGGCCGGGCTAGGTGACAAAGAACAAGACCACCCGCGCCGTCGTAGGCGTGAAGAGCTGGAAAAGCAGCGCCGCAAACAGCTGTTGCGCGCCCGCGCTAAAGCTGCTGAGAAGCGCCGTCAGCAACTACTTAAAGCCCGCAAAGCCCACTAACACTCACCTTTTTTGTAGGAGGTTTATTAACCATGGCCGCAATTGGTTACGCGTCTTTGCCTATCACCCCGTCGCTGCGTGGTTTGCAAAAAGCTATCCGCGCTGAACTGGAAGTGCCTTTGGCGCAGGCTTCTGCGAAAGCCGGGCAGGCCATGGAAAAGACCCTAGTGTCGGCGGCGGATAACGCCGCAAAGGGTGTGGAGCGTGCCCGCAAGCGTGAAATCGACGCTGCAAAGAAAGTAGAGGACGCTGAAAAGCAAATTCAGTCAGCTAAACAGGCCACCGAGAAAACTACACGGCAGGTTGAAGCGGCGGAAAAGAACTTGCAAGCCGTCCGTCAGAAGGGCAAAGCTGATGTTGCTAAAGCTGAGGCCGATGTTGCTAAATTGCGTGATAGTGGCAAAGCGTCCACCGAGGCGCTAACCGCCGCTGAAGAGAAGTTAAAAGCTGTTCGTGCAAGGGCTGATTTTGCGGCTATTGCTGCTGAAAATAAACTAGTTGACGCGCGTGAGAAATCTATTGATTCGGCGGCTAGGGTTGAAGCTGCTGAAGAGAAGTTAGCGAAGGCGAAGGCTCGTGCCCTTGATGCCTCCGATAATGTGATTAGCGCCTCCCAGCGTTATGACGCGGCGCTGCAAACGTCGGCTGGTGCGTCCGTTGCATTTGCGTCGAACGCTGAGAAAATGGGTGCACCCTTGGCGGGTGTAGCGACGAAGTTGAAGGCGCTTGCTCCTGCGGCTGCTGGTGCTGTCGGTATTTTCGGGGCGGCTAACTTCTTTGGTGACGCTGTTACTAAGGGCCGTGAGTTCGATACGGTTCTAGGAACTATTAAGGCCGTGTCGGGTGCGACGGCTGAGGAAATGGCGAAAGTCAACGAGAAGGCTAAAGAGCTTGGTAAAGATAGTGAGCTTGCTGGTACGTCGCAGTCATCCGCAGCAGCAGCGATGCTTTCGTTGACTAAGGGGGGTTTGTCTGTTTCTGAGGCGATGGACGCGGCGAAGGGTTCTATTCAGCTGGCTGGTGCCGCGATGATTGACGGCGGGCAGGCTGCTGACATTCAGGTCGCTGCGATGAGCGCTTTTAAACTCGGAGCTGAGGACGCTACACGCGTTGCTGACGTTTTGGTTAATACGGCAAACGCGGCTGCGACGGATGTGCCTGAATTGGCTGAGGCGTTGAAGTACGCAGGCCCGGCTGCTGGTGCCCTTGGTGTGTCCCTTGAAGACACAAATACGATGCTTGGTTTGTTTGCAAATCAAGGTATCAAAGGTTCTATGGCTGGTACGGCGATGGCTGGCACGTTCACTGATTTGCTGGCACCGTCGAAACAGTCCGCAAAAGCCCTCAAAGAGATGGGTATTGAGGCGCTGGATGCTGACGGCAAATTCGTTGGTTTGCGCGCCATTAGTGGCCAGTTGGCTGATGCGCAAAAGCGTATGGGCGATGAGGCGTTTATTGCCGCGTCGAAGGTTGCCTTTGGTGAGACGGGTGTTAAGTTTGCTACTACCGCAGCGGCTGCTGGTGCCGAAGGTTTCGACGAGTTGCGAGATAAGCTCGATAGGGCGGGTAGTGCTGGTGATACTGCTGGCGCAAAACTCGCCGGGCTTAACGGCGCGATGGAAGAAGTCGAGAACGCGTTAGATGGGTTGAAGCAATCTTTCTATGAGAATGTTGCACCGTTGTTGACGGCACTTGCTGTTAAGGTGGCTGGCAGCATCAATAGTCTAACTGACGGCTTTAACAGTGTGATGAAGTTTTTGCGGGAGAATAAACCTCTGGCTGATGCGTTTGCGGCTGCTGTTGTGGGTGTGTCCGTTGGTTTGGCTGCGTGGGCTGTTCAACAGAAAATCGTTGCCGCCGGGGGCATGTTGGGAGCGTTGAAACAGCTTGTTCAGTGGACGAAGATTCAGACCGTGGCACAAGCTACGTTGAACGCGGTGACGGCGCTTAACCCGTTTACCGCAATAGCGGTGGCGATTACCGCAACGGTGGCGGCTTTAGGGTTTTTCCTAACTAAAACTGAGACTGGTCAGAAGCTCATTGCGGGGTTCGGTGAGACTGCTAAGAACGTGTTCTCCGGGCTTGTGGCTTTTATTAAGCCGGTGTGGGTGAGCATCGTTAATGATGCAAAGCAAACGTGGTCAGGTGTGGTTAACACCTTTAATGATGTGAAGGGCCATATCCAACCCATCATCGACGGTATCAAGGTCGCTGTCGCTGATTTGTTCACATTTTTTACAGGCAGGGATAATGATTATAGCGCTCTGTCGAGGTTGATTGGTGTAGATAAAGCTGCGACCGTGATGAGCGTGATAGCCACGGTTAAGGATGGGTTTAACGCGACGCGGGATGCGGCGGCTGATTTGTTTCAGAAGCTCCAGCCGGTGTTTGACGCGATGGTTAATTTTGCGACTGGCACGGGGTCTGCGTTTGTGGACGTGGTGAAAATTCTCGCAGATACGTTCACCGATTTGGGTCAGCAAATCGGAGCTGCGGTTCTGCCTGTGTTGCAAACCTTGTGGAATGATGTAATTGTTCCCCTGGGTGATGCGTTGAAGCAGCTGTGGGAATTGGCGTTGCAGCCGCTGTTGTCCCAGCTAAAGGAACTGTGGGCCATTCTTGCGCCGGTGCTTTTGCCGGTGCTTAAGGCTATCGGCATTGTTGTGGGTGTTGTGCTTGCAGCCGCGTTTTTTGCGGTGGTTGGTTCTCTGCGTATTTTTGCTGAAGTGTTGAAGGTGGCTGCGACAGTTGTCGGTTGGGTTACTGAAAACGTTCTCCCGGTCTTTATCGCCATATTGGGTAAGGTCGGCGGGTTCATTATTGATCTTGTCCAAAATAATATCGAGCGGTTCAAGGTAGCCCTTGAAGCTGTTGGCAACGTTATTGGCTGGTTGAAAGACCACATGTCGGCTGTATGGCAGGCAATCGTTGACGTTGTAGGCGAGCGAGTGCAAGCCATGCTCAACGTCCTAGGTGGTGTCAAAGATAAGATCACCGGCCTATTTGCAACGGCTGGTAGCTGGTTGAAGGACATCGGCAGCCGGATTATTGACGGATTAGTCAATGGGATTAAGGCCGGTGCTGGCAGGGTTGGCAGCGCGATTAAATCCGTTCTACCTGGGCATGTTCAGGGCTTTGTCCCACAGTTAGCGCTTGGTGGGCAACTACCGGGCTATGCCACAGGTGGCGGTTACAGGCTCCCCACATCTGGCCCCGGCACTAATGAGGTTGACGGTTTTCTCGCATTCAACACCGCTGGTATGCCCGTCGCCCGTCTTGACGCGGGCGAATGGGTGATTAACGGGGATAGCTCGCAGAAGTATGCGCGCGAGTTAGCGATGATTAACGCCGGGACGTTCCCTAAGCTCCCCGGTTTTGCTGACGGTGGTTTCATTGCTAAAACGTCGGATGAGATCAAGAAGGCGTTGGAGTCAGTCGCATCGCCGTATATTTTCGGTGGATGGTCTGAGGCCGGTGTGGACTGTTCCGGCGCAATCTCCCTGGCTGTGAATGTTTTCCGTGGGTTGGATAAGTTCGACTCTAGGACTGCGACGGCATCTGAGGGCGCTTGGCTGGTAAACAAGGGCTTTAGCGAGGGGCGTGGTGGTGAAGGTGACTTTAGGGTCGCGTTCCTGAACGGTGGCCCCGGTGGCGGTCATACTGCCGCACAATTACCTGACGGCACGTTCATTGAATCCGGTGGTAACACTGGTCAGGGTTTAACGATTGGCGGCAAAGCTGGTCCTCTAGAAGGCCGTGGTTTCACCGACTGGTACTACGCTAAAGGTGCTGAACATGTCGCGGAGGCGTTGTCCGAGACTGCATCTTCGTTCTCTGATAATTCATCTGCTGCGTCCACTGCCTCTAGCTCTTCTGGTAGCAATTTTGGTAAAGCACAAGAATTGTTTGACCGGGCCGCAAAACACCTTGGGTTGAAGTCCGAGAATGCTAGCGGCGTGGGTGTAAACAACACTGGTGACCCGTTGCTGTCCGATGAGAATCGAGACGCGGCACTAGGTTCATGGAATGGCCCCGATTGGGGCCCTGAGTTCTTTGCCCACGAAATCGCACGATCTGCGAGGGATGCGGGCCTTGGAGTAGCTGCCGCCATCATCGGCGTTGCAACAACACTGGTCGAGTCTGGTAGCCCGCTGAAAATGTGGGCCAATAATGCAGTGCCGGAGTCGTTGAGTTTCCGGCATGATGCTGTCGGTAGCGACGCTGACAGCATTGGTTTGTTCCAGCAACGCCAGGCTGGTTGGGGTACGGTTGAGGACCGCATGACGCCGTTTAAGTCGGCTGGGATGTTCTTTGATCGTTTAAAGCAATTCGACTGGGAGAACATGGATCCGGGCGCTGCTGCACAAAAGGTGCAGGTGTCTGCGTTCCCTGACCGCTATGCGCAGCAGATGGATGAGGCTAAAGCTCTTGTGGGGCGCGCCGGGGTCTATGACACCGGCGGCATTTTGCCACATGGTGTTACAGCACTTAACCTGTCTCATAAACCGGAGATCATCATTAACAACGATCAGTTGACCGCATTTAGTCGCCTGTCGAATAACCTTGGTGCACTGGTACCGGTGTTGGAACGGGCGGTGGCTACGGGTGATTTTCGTGGTGGTGAAGCTCTCGGTTTGAGCAAGAATGATCCACTGGTTGACGCGGCGCTGAAAGCCCACGACGCTTTACGCACGGTGGGTGGCGAATGGGCCGATTCTGCAGAAATCGTTCAAGATGCCGAACGCGGTCTAGCTGAAACTCGTAAATCTATCGCAGCTGAATTGTCCTCCATTAAGGACAAAGAGGCTGAGGTTGCGGAGCTGCGTAAACAGGTCGCTGAGCTGGAAGCCGATGAGGGCGGCTTGTCGGTGCAATCGCGTCGTAAGATTCAAGACGCAGAAGAAGCGCTGGCAAATGCCCGGGCTAAGGGCAAAGCTGACCAAATCGCTAATGCTGAAAAGCGTCTAGCGCGCGCCCGTGAAGACGCCGATGCGCAGTTGGATAAGTCGGATGCAAAGAATGCTAAGAAACTTCGCGATACTTTGAAGAAGCTGAATAAAGCTGAGGACGAGTTAGCGATCACTCGTAAGCGTTCTGAGGATGCGGCTAAGCGGCTTGAAGCTGCTGAGCGTACGGTCATTGCATCGCGTGTTACTGCGATTGGTGGCGCTGTGCAAAAAGCCTTTGAGGGTGTGGCCGCTGTTTTCAACACTATCGGCGAGCAGTTCGGCATGGTTTCTGAAATGTTGAAGACCGCTGAGGCGGCTCGACAAGAAGTCTCCAAACTCCAACAGCAACAGCGCAATGAGCACATTAGCCGCTTGAAGGCATATCAGGATGCCCGCGTAGCTGAATGGGATGTGTTCAAAGCCCGCATGGATGGTTTGGTGAATATTGCGCAAGCTGAACATGCGGTTGAAGATGCGCGTGTGGCTGCGACGATGCGCGCCGGATCATCGCTCAATGCCCTTGGTGGCGCGATTGATCGGTTTAGGGATACGGGTGTTTTTCGTATCTCGGAGATTACCGATGAAATGGTTGATGGTTCTGAGGAAGTTACGCAAGCGAACGCGGCCCTTGCCAGGGTCCGTGCTGAGGCTTTGCTTGCTGAGCATGAGGCGCAGGCGCGTCAAACTGAGGCGTCGTTTGCTTTGGCTGAGGCTACGTTGCAGCAATTCCAGACTGCACAGTTGCTTGAGGCTGCGACAATGAGGGCAAAGCAACAAGCCGCTGACTTCTACGGCCTGACCTCCCAGGGCGCTAACCGTGCACAGCGTGGGTTTACCGGTGTAGGCAAACTCGTTGGTGGGCTGGGTAAGCTTCTGGGAGGTTTGGCTACCGGCGCTGCTGGTTTCCTAACCATGGGGCCAGCAGGTGCTTTGCTGGGTGCAAAACTCGCCATTGACGGTATCAAAGACGCTGTTAGTGGTGGGATGGAGATTCACACTTTCAAGGATGACATCCGGGAAGGGTGGAATAAGCTCGACATCGGCGGCAAAGTAGCCACGGTCCTTGGTGCTGGTATTCAGGGCGCGTCTGGTTTTGGTGGGGCGTATTTGTCGCAACAGAACCCTGAGGTTGCTGCCGCATTGGGTGAGTCTGGCGCTGGTCTAGGTAGTCTTGTGATGAACTCTCGCTGGCAGGGTGCGCAGCTGCGTAATGAGCGTGCTCAATCTTTGTATGAGGAGCGCTTGGAGAAGCTTAATCTTGATTTTGCTAAGCGCAAAGCCGAGTTGGAGGCTTCCAAGGCTGCGCGGGCTTTGTTGGATTCGAACAAGGCTGAGGAGCTGAAGGCTAATCTTGAGCTGGCTAAACTTAGTGAGGCGATTACTAAAGCATCTACGAAAGATGAGGCCCGTAGGTTAGCTGACGCGGCGGAGGTTGCAGCGGCGCGTCGTGACGAGTTGGTGGCGATTGGCCGGGATCAGTCGGAGGCGCTGCGAGCGTACGGTGCTGAGCGCGACCGGTTGACTGTTCCGGGAGCTTCCGGTGGTCCGCAGGTCGTGGAAATTACCTTGCGTGGTTCAGCGATGACCGCCGAGGAAGTCGCAAAGGGTTACGCGCAATTGGGTAGCGTTTTGAAGAACGTTGAACTGCGCGTCACTCAACTGGAGGATAAGAGTTCTCCAGTAGTTGGTGGGTTGGACTACCACATGGCTCGCACGTAGGTGTGGGTTTTGGAGGGGTCGTGTTTGTGCGGCCCCTCCTTTTTATTAGCTGATTTTTTAGGAGCCTTGTTATGTCGTCTTTTTACGATATCCGGTATGTGTCGCCGCTGGGGGTTGAGTTTGATCTTTTTGACCCTCATTCGGAGATTATTATTCGTGAGGACGGCTTTAACGGGCTTGTGGGGAACTTTGCGGACGTGGCTGTCTCTGCGGTGGGTGTGCCGGGGCAACAGTTCGTTGGTTTGAACATTGAGAAAATGGAAGGGTCGTTAAAGTGCTTTGTGGTTGAGCAATCTGAGAATCGTCCGTGGGGTGTGGCGTTTGCTGAGTTTAAGGAAGCGTTCAGTCATCGCACGCCTGGCACGTTGATTGTTGTATCCCCATCATTAGGGCAGCTGGAATGCAGGGTGCGTTTGGCAGGTTCTGTGCGTGCGCTGCCTCTTGACCCGAATTGGTCGACTGGTATAGCGGAATTCGAGTTGCCGCTTGTGTGCGATGACGGGTTTTGGCAAACGAAGATGATTAACGGGCATTCAGGTAGTGTCACTGTGACGAATGCGGGGGATGTTGACATATGGCCGATGATTAGGTGGCGTGGGGCCGGTGGCCGGGTCACTTTGCCGTCCGGGGCATATTTTGAACTACCTGAGGCGCGTGACTACCGCACCTTGTTTTTAAACAACGCGCAATCGTGCGTTGTGGTTGATGATGAGGGCACGGTGGATCGTGAGTTGTGGCGTGCCTTGAACGGTAGCGTTTTGCCTGAGGGCATACCGGTGGGTGCGATCCGCACCTACCAGCTACCAGCGGGCGCGGAGCTACAGTGGCGGCTTGGATTCTTCGACCCGTTCAAACGATAGGAGAGCATCGTGGTTTTTGACTGGGAGCAACACAAAAAACACCGGGCGCAGGTCATCGCCGATATGGGCCAGTGGATCGGTTTGCTCGATGCTGACGGCGTGCCAATCTTGGATGTGCCGCCCGTGGTTGAGTTGAAAGCCCCACAGGCGCGTAACGCTCCGACCTCGTTCGAGTGCACTATTAACGTAGCCACCGGTTATGGGATCGTGCACCCAATTGTAGACGAACTCGTCGCTGACGGATTAGGCATTGTTGGTGGGGATGGGCAGTTGGTGCCCGCTGTACAGAAAACCCGCATGATCGTTGTTGAACGTGAGGGTGAGCGGCGTGCGTTCAAGATCACCCACGTTGTTGCTAAGGGTGAGGCAGCCGCCCCACAAACGTTAACGATTCACGGGGTGAGCATGTTGACGTTGCTGGACATGGTGCCGTGCCCGTCATTTCCAGGTGCATGGAAGGCAGATCAGTGGCGTAGCTTTGAGCGTGACGAGGGCGCGGAGTTTGGCACGGTGCGTTCACTTGCCCCGGTTGAGTTTGCTGCGATTGCTGACGGGTTCACGGTTGGCGGCCCGGCTGAGGCCACTATTCGTAAGCTCATCATGGACTCGCTAGCGGCTGCGTACCGGGTCGCTGGAGTGAAGAACAACCCGCCGATCGTCGTTGATACCCGCGCATCTGGCCGCCCATCACCGGAGGTGTTGATTCGACCTACGGATAAGTCAATCTGGCAGGAGATACAAGCCGTGGCATTGGCGGCTGGTGTGAGCATCACCGTTGACTTGTGGTGGCCCGGTGATGAGCAACCGCAGGGTGAGCGACTATCACTGCCTACGGCTGTTGTGCGTGTGGAACAGAAGGGGTAAGTCATGGGTTTTGTGCAGTTGGTTGCCAGTGGCGGCGATATGACGGTGGGCCGCCGCACAGCGGCATATGTGTATGGTTCTAGGGCTGTGACCCTCCCTGAGGGGTATCAGGATACGGGCAAAGATGACAACCTTGTTGATGGCTATATTTATCGCCCTGAGGGTATGCCTACGGGAAGGTTTGACTTTGCGTGGGTGCGGGCGGATGTGAGCGTTGATGCGGGCGATGGGCGTGGGCATGGGCGCTCCGATATGGAGAAAGTTCTTGACTCGACCCTGAAGCGTGTTGACGGTGACGTGTTTTTCGAGCGGGATATTGAGGGCGCTGGTTTAGGGTTGTTCACTCCCGGTGTGGATTTTACAACGGGTGATGTGGTGGGGGTTCGTATTTGGGGCCGGGTTCTTGATTTGCCTGTGACGGCGTGTGACATGCTCACAGACAAACAGGGTGTGAGGTGGCGCGTGCATGTTGGAGGGCAGTTAATCACAGATGCGGAAACTCTACGGTCGCATAACGACCAGATTAAGCAGGCGTTAGAGGCGGATCGTAAGAAGCTGGCTAAGGATGTTAAGCATGTGAAAACGACGGCGGCGCGGGCTGAGTCCACCGCTGACCGGGCGTCTAAGGTCGCTGAGGGGGCGGAAACTAAAGCGGCTGAGGCGATGAAAAAAGCCACAACCGCCACATCGGTCGTTGATGATGCACTATCAAAAGCAAAAGACGCTCAAGCGACCGCGAAAGCCGCGAACCTGACTACTGAGGAAGGTAAGCAAATTGCGATTGGGGCTAACATCACCGCTACGCAAGCTAATAGTAAGGCTATTGCCGCTGTTGACGCGGCTAATAAAGCGACGCAGAAGTTGGCGGAAACGAACCGCACCGCTATTGCTGCAAACAATAAGGCAGATGAGACGCGGGATAAGATGCTGCGCCGTATGCCCACGTTGGTGGCTGGGAACATTGAGGGCAAAACCCTGGAGACTGACTTGTTCATAGTCGACCGTGACACCCCCTTGATCGGTGCTCATAGTGCGAAGATAACGATTAAACCAGGCTGGGAGGGTGTCATTCACGCTTTAACAAAGGCTAATAACGGCGCTGTGGATGTGCATACCGCTATGGCGAATGGCCGTGAGCAGACTATTACGTGGTCACCGCGCGCCAACCTGGGCTACACCGATGTGTTCATCACCTATTACAGGACAGATTAAGGAAGTGAGTAAGCGATGGCTGTTATTCAAGGGTCTTTGAAAGATGTGACCTCGCAGGCTGCGACGGTGCGAGAGGTGCTGATACGCCCCACACGTACACGCCCATCTGGTGATGGTTTGGTGGTTGATGAGCCTGTTCGTGTGCAGGTGGGTGAGGCGGGTGCGGTGCGGTTGGTTGTGGAAGAAGGCCCCGCCGTGCTGCTGTTGGTGAGGCAGTCGAACACTCCATATCCGGGGGCTACGGAGTTGGAGCCGGTGCCGATCATCGCGAAAGATGGGCTATCTTTAGCACAGGCTGTGAAAGCTGCACAATCGACTGAAGAGGTATCTGAGGCGGAGGTGCAGCGCATTGCGGCTGAGGTGCAGGTGCTGGTGAACCGTGCTGAGGATGCGCGCCGGGGTGCGATTACGGCGAAGGATGAAGCTGTGCGGGCGCAGGGCGCGGTTGAGAAGTCGGCGCAGGCGGCTACGAGTGCGCAACAGGTCGCTGAGGCATCTGCACAGGCGGCGGCGCGGTCTGAAACACAGGCGCAAGCGCACGCTAAAACAGCTGAGGGGAACGCGGCTAGGGCTGATGAGGCTAAACAGAGTGCTGAAGTGTCGAAACAAGGCGCTAGTGAATCTGCACGCCTAGCCGGTGTGCAAGCGGGGCAAGCTTTGTCTCACAAGTCTGCGGCACAATCTGAGGCTAGGAACGCTGCAACATCTGCGACGAAAGCGGAGGGTCATGAGCGGCGCGCGGCACAGATCATCGCGGATGGGATACCCACCGGTGGCGTGCATTTAAAGCATCTCGCGTCGGAGGTGACCGGGGATGTTGATAAGCGTGTGAAAGACGCTATTGACAAGCTTGTTAACGGTGCGCCGGATGCGCTGGACACGCTGAAGGAACTTGCTGACGCGGTGCAGTCTGGTAAAACACAGGCGGATGACTTGATCAAGTTGATTAATCTTCGACTCACTAAGTCGGAGGCTGAATTAACGTATGCGACTAAGTCGGAGCTGTCCGGTAAGGCTGATGTGTCGCATACGCATGGTGTGTCGCAAATTACCGGTTTAGCGGCGCAGTTGGCGGGAAAGGTCGATTCATCTGATCCGCGCTTGTCTGACGCGCGCACGCCTAGGCCGCATAGGATGGTTGAGCATTCTGATTGGCCGGGGAATATTAAGCCTCCTATGTTTTTGCCGGTGGGTTATTCGACGGCGTGTCGAATGCCGGATGGCCAGTTGAGAGTTAAAGAGACTCCGACGGATAAAGATCACGCGGCGTCTAAAAGCTACGTTGACCAACAAGTTCGATCCGCATCGCCCTCGGTGTCTAAACAAACGTTCGCCGGTGGTAAGGGCGTGGTGAAGCGACAGGGCAATATTGTGGTGATTCAATTCAATGAATGCAGGGCAGGAGATTGGAACAGCTGGACAGTGCCATCTGGGTTTCGGCCAACAGAAACGGCTTCGGGTACCGTCTTGAGCGATAGTGGCAACGTATTTTATGTGAAAGTCGAAGCAAGCGGACGAACTTCCATAGATGGCTATTACGTGATAGGCGATAATTCTCGGGTTAATGGCGTAGTCACCTACATCGTTGACTAGACAAATACTAATTATCAACCACCTCGGAAATGTGGCCGGGGTGGTTTTTTCATGCCCACATTGGGCGGAAAGGAGAAAACTATGACGATTTTCGGAATTGATATTTCCGAGCATCAAAATGGGTTAAGCCTAGTACGGGCGCGAGATGAGGGCATTAGCTTTGCCATCATTCGCACCACCGACGGCACCTACCGCGATTCGTGCTATCGCTCGCATGTAGAAGACGGTAAGAACGCTGGCCTACCCCTGGCGGCTTACCACTACCTACGCCACCCCGCTGAGGGCACAAGCATTGAGCAACAGGTGGCAACCGCTGTGGATGTGATGGGGGAGCATCGTCTACCTATCTGGTTGGATTGCGAGACTCCCACAAGGTTGTCCGAGCAGCATGTTCAGCGGGCTAAGCAGTGCTTTGAAGACCGTGGCATTCGCGTCCTAGGGGTCTACTCCTACGTCCCTTATTGGGAGGGCATGGCCGGTGGTGAACCGTCCACGGCACAATTTGGGCACGTATGGGTCGCTGCTTACGGGCGTAACGACAAAGGTAGCCCCGCTGATGTTTACCCCGGCGACCATGACAGGCAATGGTCTTATCCGCTAGGTAACCAGACCCCCGTTATGTGGCAGTTCAACTCTAACGCTCGTGTGGCTGGCTACTGGGTGGATATCAACGCCTACAGGGGTAGTGTAGATGAACTGCGCGCCTTGTTTGAGGGTGCCAGTGCACCCGCCCCCGCCCCCGCAC